TTAAGGTGCAATTAAGCACCTTTTTCTTATATAATAAATAAAAACCTATATATAAAGCATATATAGGAATATTGGCATATTTTTGGCATATTCTTTCATGAATTATACCTTTTTTTTATCCTTTTTCTTGTGTATGATTTAGAAAAAGAGGTGCAAGAAATGGCAGTCAAGAAAGATGAAGCAACAAGCAAATGGATGTATTATGGTTCATACAAATTGAATGGAAAGACCAAGCAATATAAGAAGCGTGGCTTTGAAAAAAAGAAGGACGCTATAAAAGCCGAGATTCTATTCAAAGAGAATTTAAAAGAACCAAACGCAACCATCACATTTAAAGAACTATCTTATCAATATCAAGTATACAGTGAAAAGAGAATTAAGGAAAGTACATACTTAACACAAAGAGCAATCTTGAAAGTATGGGAAGATGAGCTAGGTGAATGTGAGGTTAAAAAGCTTACTGCAAATAACATAGAAAAGGTTATTAATAGCTTGATGAAATCAATGTCATTTGATTCAGTACTTAACTATTATACCAAATTCAGAGCAGTATTGAACTATGCAGTACGACAAAGCTATATTCAAACGAATCCATGCAATAAAATTGATTTGAAGAAAGACCCAAACAAAAAAAAGAAAGACATGATGTATTGGACAGTAGAGCAATTTAATAAGTTTATAGCAAACGAAAATAAACCTGTATATCATTTATTATTTATGAATCAATTTTATATGGGTATGAGAATAGGCGAAACATTGGCTCTACAATGGAAAGATATTGATTTAATAAACAATACCATCAACATACAAAAGACATGGGCAGACACGTTAAGAAAGGCTACAACGCCAAAGACAAATAACAGTTATAGATTAATTACTATGCCACAATTTCTATCTGATGAATATAAATCTTTTAAAGAGAATATGCACGCAAATGAGAATGATTATATATTCGGAATGACAATTCCTTTTTATCGTAGTTCAGTTAGAAAAGAAATGAACGAAACGATTAAGAGAACGAATATCAAGCTACAACGGAATGAGCAAATACCTTATATTAGAATACATGATTTAAGACACTCATGTGCAAGCTATATGATTAATAATATGGTAACAAATGGAACGGTGAATTTCTCAGTATACGATATTGCAAAAAGATTAGGCGATAACCTCGATACAGTGCTTTCAGTATATGCTCATTGGCTACCACAAGCCGATAAAGGTATTGTACAATTTATGGAGAAAGACAAATTTTAACGCTAAAAATTACCCTTGAAATATAGTTATATTCGTAATAACCTTAGAGGTATTAAAAAACTATAAAGAAAGGGGGAAGCCACGTGACGAAGTATGAAATGTATGTATTAATTAATAGAATGCTAGAAGAGTTAGAAGAAAAAGAAGTGGCAAGAGTTTATGAGTATACTCAACGGATTTGGATAAATTCCACAGATGAAAAGAGCGATTAATTTCGCTCTTTTTTATTTTACAGGAAACAATTGAATATCTTTCCAAGTAGGAGTGTCATTTTCGTTTCCTGTCCATTCACATGAAGCAACGAACTCTACTCTTTTATCATCTACAGATGTAGCTCCTTTAATTAAATATATATTATCATTTTTTGCAAATTCAAAAGATTTAATAGAATCAAAATCTGATGATTTTTCAAGATTCATAAAAAGATTTACTGCAATTTTAGTCCAATCGTATAATTGTTCTTTTTCTTTTTGAGTAACAATAATTGTATTAGGCATTCTAACGACTGAACCATTTTCATAGAATACTGTTTCATCCTTTTTAACAGTGCTTACAGTATCATCTTTGATATTAAAGGTAATATCAGTGTCTATATATTTAATTGTGCAAGAATCCTCATCTAAATGAGTGATATGAAGTTTTGATTTTTTAATTCCTAGTTCTTTTGCAACGGATACAATAGATTTTACTTCTTTTTCCGGCACTTCCCAATTTTCTGCAATTTCTTCAGTGTATGTAAGCTTTTTTTGTGGTTCACTAGGAGTTATAGCAATAATTGCATAAAAAACGACAACAATAATTGCACACCATAATAATATCTTTTTCTTCTTACTTCCATCTTTTTTAATAGGTGGTGTTTTAGCTTTGTTTTTCACTGTCCAATTCCTTAATGATTCCATAAATGAAATCTAATAACCTTTCCTTTGTTTCTTCGCTTGATTTTAAGTAAGCCTTTATAAGTGGCTTTTGATTTGGGTTGATTTGGTATTCATCAATTAATTCATCAATAGTGTTATCCGGCAATTCTAGAAACATATTGCCTTTACCCTCAGTCAACCAAAAGTAATCAACATTATATTCTTTACAAATTAATTTGATAGTTTGGTCACTAGGATTGTTTACACCTTTTTCAAGTGAATTAACACTGCTTCGAGTTATACCAATCTTCTTTCCGAATTTCTCCATGCTTAGGTTCAAGTTAGACCTAATAGCATTTATTCTTTCACCTATAGTCAAATGTTTTACCTCCTCTATATTCATAATATCACAAAGAATAAACTTGTAAATTAAAAGGACAAAAAATGCTTTACAATGTCATTCAAAAGTACTATAATGTACTCGTAAAGTACAAATGAGTACTAAACGGAGGATACAAGAAATGAAATCACAAGAAGAAATTAGAAAAAGACAACAAGAATATAAAGACAAAATGTTCAATAAATTCAGTAATGAATTTACAAGAAAGATTATTATTCAAAAGCAAAATCAAATGCTTAGAGAAGAAATAGAAAGATTAAAAGCTAATCAATAAGGAGGACGCAAGAAATGACATACAAATGTTTAGCAGTAGACAAAGAAAACGGAACAAAGACATTTATTGAAGCAGAATACAAAACAAAGAAAGCTTTTGTATCAGACTTATACGCAAATGGTTATCATCCATACAGAGGAATTGTTGAAGAAAAATCCATTTATGATGAATGGCTTGATACATCAAACGGAACAATTGAAGAACTTAGAGAAATCAAAAGAATGGGAGGTAACAAATAATGAGAAAAGAACTTGAAAAGTTGCTAGCAAGAATAAATTGGCAAATCGAAAGTAAAGAGCGCTCGCTAGAACAAGAAAAAGAATGGTTAGTTAATGAAGCGCAAAGAGAACATTTAAATTGCGTAAAGCAAAGTTGCGAAAGAATTGAACAACTTGAAAAGGAATTGTTGATTCATAAAACATACAAACACGAATTAGAAGGAATCTTAAAAATGGAGGATGAAGAAAATGAATAACATTGACTACAACACAAAGCCAAAAGAAAAAGGAATAGACAATTTCATTTGGGTACATGAAACAAAAATTAAGCAAGCAGAAAACGACATTGAAGCATTAAAGAAAGATTTAATTCTAGATGTTAACGAGAATAAATTTGAAAAGCTTCAATATTACAGTTTCGAATTAAACAGATTAAAAACAATTATTAATGAATCAAAAAAGACATTAAGTCTTTTAAGAGCAAACTTGGATTAATAAGGAGGACACAAGAAATGACAAACGAAGAAATTATCCAAAACACAAAGAAAACATTAGGCATGGGAGAATTTGAACCATTGCACACTTTCCAAAAATGGAAAGAAATGGGATTCAAAGTTAAGAAAGGTGAGCATGCTACAGTTTGCACAAAACTTTGGAAACCAAAAGCAAAGAAATATACAGATACAAACGGAGAAGAAAAAGTTGAGAACAATTTCTTCTTAGCAAAAGCTTACTTATTCAAATTGAATCAAGTTGAGCGAATCAACCAAAATGCAGAACCATTAATGAATTAGTCGAAATAAGCCGAAAGGCTTATCTGCTAGAGTTGACCCACTAGCACTGATGATGACAGGTCATGGAGGTGAAACAATACTAGATAAGAGAATTTTCGAAGCTCTAGGCTTACTTGAAAAGAAAGGCTATGAGCTATCTGAATTCGATAAAGGATATATCGCTTGTATCCTTAACGAATCCAAAAAAGAAGAAAAGAGGTGAATGAAATGACTAGAACATATTTCGTAACCTTCGACGTAACTGCAAATGTTACGTTCGAGGTTGAAGCACATGACAGTGCAGAAGCAAAAGAAATTGCAAATCAATTAAATGTTAGGGATTTACAAGAAGTAAATGAAATCAATACTTGCGAATCTAGAATGGAGGTGTATGCAAGTGATTATTGAGTATAAAGCACTTCTAAATAAAGACGATATAATCGCTCTTTATGACTTAGATAGATACAAGCCACAAACGAAAAAAAACTACTGCTACAGTATTATGAAGGCAGTAAAAGAAGCTTACAAAAAAGAAACAGGAACTGAATGGGAAGATTCGTTTACACAAAGAAATATTCATCAAAAGGTGATTCCTACAGAAACATTCTTGAAGTGTGCTCCTGAGTTCAAAAAAAGCTTTAGGAGATAAACATGGAAGATATAAGAATGAACAGTATTCAAGATGAAGAAATGGAGTTAAGCATTTATCCATTTAATCCAAAACGAATACATTTAAGCAAGGAAGAAAAAGAACTTCTAAGAGAAAAAAGGTATCAAAAAAGAATCACAACTTGTGTGAATATTCTGTTATTCGCAACAATTATGATTCTATTAATGACTATCGCATGTTTTGGTAAAACGTATGGAATGTTATTTCAATAAAAAAGAGGTGCGCACTCGACAAAGCACGCACACACAAGAAATGACGTTCTTAAATTAAGAACACATACATTATAGCAGAAAAAAAGGAGAAACGGAAGAATGGAAGAAAAGAAAATGAATGTATATGAAAAGCTATCTCATATACAAAACGAAATGAAAGTGGGGAAGAACCAATATAACAAGTTTGGGAAATACAGTTATAGGTCGGCAGAGGATATCTTAGCAGAAGCGAAAAAGATTTGTGTTAAGTATAGAGCAACTTTGATTCTTACAGATGAAATTGAAGTCATTAAAGATAGATATTATGTCGTGGCAAATGCAATTTTAAACGATTGGGATTCAAATGAATTAATTCAAGTAAAAGCAATGGCTAGAGAAGAAGAAAATAAAAAAGGAATGGACGCTTCACAAGTTACAGGTTCATGCAGTTCATACGCTAGAAAATATGCGTTAAACGGTTTATTTAACTTAGATGATACAAAAGACGCAGATACAGATGAACAACATGAAGTCGTTCAAAATGCACAAACAAAACAACAGAAAGCCGAAAACAATGACAAGTTAGATGAAATTCGTATGCGTTGTTTTAAAGCACAAAATGAATTACAGAAGTTAGGAATTGATACACATTCAGAAGCGTTTTGTGAGCATTTAAAAGCCGAATATAAAATCAGTTCACAAGATATTCCTAATCTAAATGGAAACGGTCTAGTGGCATTAATTAAAGCATACGGAGCTATTTACAAAGAAAATGCGAAAGCATAAGGAGGAAAGAAAAATGGAATTAGTAAACGTAACAAATGGACAAATTGAAATTCAACAGGAAGCATTAAGCAAATTAAAATCATTTCAAGAATACAAAAAGGAAATGGACAAATTAGAAAAAGATATTAAGAAGAATATCTTAGAAGCTATGGAAAAGAACGGTATCAAATCATTTGAAAATGATGTTGTGAAAATTGCATATGTAGAACCATACACAAGAACAACTATTGATACAAAGTTAGTGAATGAATTAGGTCTTATGCACCAATTAGCAAAGGAAACACAAGTTAAATCTAGTGTTAAGGTAACTTGGAAATAAAACGAGATAAGTCAATTTTACAAAAAGACATGTCTAAATGTTATGTATGTGGTTCAACTTTAGATTTGCACACGCACGAAATTTTTTTCGGCACTGCAAACCGAAAAAAATCAATTGAGCATGGGTGTTATGTAAGATTATGTGCTAGACATCACAACATGAGCAGTGAAGGAGTACATTTCAATCACAAATTAGACATGAAACTTAAAAAGGAATGCCAAAAGGCATTTGAAGAAGTACACACAAGAAATGAATTTATGAAGATATTTCATAAAAACTATCTATAGGAGGTAAATATGCATTCATACAATGTTATCACGAATCAAGAATCATATCCTAGAGAAATCTATTATTCACAAGCTAAAAGGATTGAATCATTAGAAAACTATATTATGGATGAGAATTTCAATCCATATCAAGATTCATGGACGGATGTAAAAAAGATGAAGGAGCTAGGAATCACAGAAGAGCAGAAAGAACTTTTCAGACTTCAGAAATTTGAAGAAATGGAGCGCAGTCCATTTTGAAAACAAAATTGATAGGTAATTTCATTCGAAAATCAAGAAATGAAGATGGAAACCTAGAAATAACATTTGAATTAACTGAGCCAATGTACGAAGCATACGCTCAGAACCTTGTAAAAGGGGCGTATAGCGTAGTTATAGATTCAATAAGGTATTTACGCACGAATGAGCAAAATCGTCTTATGTGGCATTTAATTAGTGAAATATGCAAAAACGATAATGCTATGTCAAATGATACATGGGACATGTATTGTGAATTTTTGAGAATGTCAAAAGCATGGTATACATATGTTTCTGTTGTTAAAGAAGGCTATGACGAATTGTGTCGAGCGCATGGAGTTAGAGCAGTACAGGCGTTAGGTACAGAAATAAGAAATAACGGAAAAGAATTTGTTAATTGTAGAGTATTTCTAGGTTCATCACAAATGGACACAAAACAAATGGGAGTATTAATTGATTGCATATTAGATTATGCCGAACAACTAGGAATCAGTACTCAATATTATTTAGATAAAGGAATCAAGGGGGAAGAAAAATAAAATTTGTAATTAAAGGAAAACTAGATGGATTGAATGAATATATTAGAGCTTGCCGAGCCAATCGTTACAAGGGAGCAGAAATGGTTAAAAAGAATGAGCGCTTAGTTATGGCTTATATCTTACAGGCAGTGAATTTCGGTGAAGTTTACGAAGTTAAGAACTACCCAATTAAATTAAATATTAATTGGTATGAACAAGACAACAGAAGGGATATAGACAACATAACATTTGCAACTAAATTCATTCAAGATTCATTAGTTAGAACAGGAATACTTGAGGATGATTCAAGAAAATACATTAATCAAGTGAATCATTCAGTATTTACAGATAAGGAGAATCCTAGGATAGAGATAGAAATTCTAGGGGGTGATTAGAATAGCAGAACTAAAGAAAAGCCTACAAAGTGGGTATACACACGTTAACAATGAGATATTTCACGATAGAGAACTATCCTATAAAGCAAAAGGCTTGTTTTGCCAAATGTTAAGCCTTCCGGATAATTGGGATTTTAAGGAAAACAGTATTAAAGCACTAGCTACAGATGGAATATCAAGTGTTCGTTCCGGTTTAAAAGAATTAATGAATAAAGGATATTTAATTCGTGAACCTATTAGAGAAGGTAATTTAATTGTTGATTGGCAATATACATTAATAGACAGTCCTCGGAATTTAGAAAATCTAAAAATAGAAAATCTAAAAATAGAAAATCTAAAATTAGAAAATCTAAACCCTATTAAATTAAATAATAATTCAACTAAAAATGAATTAAATAAAAATAATATTAATGTATGTACGCACAAACACAAATATGGAGAATTTCAACACGTTCTATTAACAGATAAAGAACATACACACCTATTAGATTTATATGGTAACTCATTGGGTGAACATATAAAGATTCTTGATGAATATATTGAGACATCAGGAAAGAAATACAAGAACCATTCACTAGTGATTCAAAAATGGGTACATGATGAATGGATGAAAAGAAATAAGAACAATCCTGTTAAACTCGATTCTAAATTCTATGTACAAGAAAACAATCAATCGTATGCAGATGTACATAAGGAAATGGAAAGGGTTAGAAAGGAAATATTAGGAGCATAGAAAGAGAGATAAATAAATATGACAAGTAAAGATATTGAATTGATTAAAGAAATGCTTCAAATGCAAGCCAAATTGGATGAAGCAATTATGAAAGAATACGGATTAACTAAAATTGATGAAGAGAAGTTGTGCTTCGCTATTCTAGATGAAGTCGGTGAGTTGACTCACGAACTCAAAGCAAATTGGTGTTGGTGGAAAAAGACTCAAGCACCGGTTGACGATAAAAAGGTTTTAGGCGAATTAGTCGATGTTTGGCATTTCGTGTTAAGTTATCAAAATAACTTTTACAATGGAACTTCCATTTGTGATAATATTGATAATTTTCTTAACGGTTGCGGATTGTATATAGAAATGATTGTCAATGAACAAATTCCGTTATCAATTATACTTTGTGACATTATTCAATTTAAATTACATAAAGTACATGCATTAATCGCAATAACAGAATATCTTGGCTTCACAATTGAACAAGTATATGAAGCTTATTGTGGAAAGAATAAAATCAACTATCAAAGACTAGAAAGTGGGTACTAGGCATGTGGATTAGAAGCCAAGATGGAAAAATTTTAATGGATTGCGACTTTTTCGCAATTGAAGAACACGGCGTTAAATATGCAGTGATTACATTAAGTGGCAAAAGTGGTATAAGCGTTAATTTAGGTACATATACTACTAAATATAAAGCTTTAGCAGTTTTAAACGATATTCAAGAATGGTACGAATGTTCATACGGTGAAGCATTCCAAATGCCACAAGATGAGGAGGATGATTTTTAAATGGAAGCGTTTGTTCAAATGTCACTAGAAACATATGATTTGTTAAAAAGTAATAACGAGTATTTAGAAAGAAGGCTAAAAGAGGAACAAGAATCACATAGCGAAGATGTTGCACAAGCAAAAAAAGAAATAAATGATTTAGCCGAAAAAATAGACCAGTATAAGCAATACATTCTAGAACTCAATTGTAGATTTTTAGATGTTGAGAACTATTCACTAGAGCGCTATTTAGATATAGATTCATGGAATTATGGAATGAATTATAAAGATAATTTATTAAATCTAGGGTTCACAAAACAAGAAATGGATGGATTTATAGCCGATAAATATGAGGAATATGTAAAAGATAAAGAAAGAAAAGATGAAGATGATTAAATTTTGTCCTGATTTAACTTCAAAAGAAGAAGTTGTGCCAATTGTATATGGTCAAGGAAATTTCACAAGACCAGTACTACATAAATGCTTACAAAATAAATGTGTAGCGTATAAGCTTGGCAAATGTTTAAAATACGATAATTGTACGGAATATTGCTTAGAAAAAGTTGATGAAAGGATAAAGAATAAAAATGACAGATAAAGATTTAGAAGAAATAAAACAAAAGTACGGATTCACATTGCGTCCAAGTGCATTTAATGGTAAGCCGATTAAGTACGTATCAAAAGAAGAATACGAAAAAAAGATTAATGAGGTATGGAATCAAATATTTGAGGATGATTCAAAAAAAGAACAAGAAGAAATCGAAAAAGAGCTAAGAAAAAAGCAAAACGCAAGTTTGAGAAAGCTTAAAAGAATGGTACAAAACAAAAAAGAAGTTGATGAATTTGTTAAGAAATTAAAGGAGAAAGAAAATGAATAATAAAGAATTGAAAAAAAGCTTAGAAAAGGAAAGAAAAAAGCAAAGAGAAAATGCCATAAAAATAAATACTTTTATCAGATTAGATAAAAGCAGTGCTTCTGAAATCGATAAACAAATTGAGCAAACTTATTTATCTTTGCAAAAGAATATTAAATTTGTCTGTACCAATAAAGACTTGATGAACAGTATGCTAGATGAATTAGACTACATTGTTTACGCATCGAAACTATATGGTGGAAAGCATGTTATGGAAGAATTGGATAATCGTTACAAAAATAAATTAATGAGTTAAAAGGGAGAATGAAAATGATTAATTTAAAGAACGGATATGGAATTACATCTGATGGAAAAAGCTATACGCTAATTCAATATGCAATTCAAACTAGCAAAAATGGGAATGTAACGGAAATTCAGAAATCAATTTCCTTTCACTCTACATTAGAAGGAGCATTACAAGGCTATTCAAACTGTAGAATGGCAGATTTAGTTAGCAACTATGACATGGATTTAAAATTCGTTAAAGAAGCTATAAACGAGCTTAAAAAGGAATTAAAGGCATATGAAACAAATTAAAGCAGTGATTAGCTTATTTATCTTAGCTTTATATATTATTGCTATATCAGTGATTATATTGTGTCATGCTACAGGCATCAAAGATTTTGAAGAGACAATTAAATCGTTTATTTTGGTGATTAGTATCATCAGTATAATTCTTGCAGTTTTTTAAAAAGGAGAAAGAAAATGAATGAATATCAAAAAGTGTTGCAAGTTCTTGAAAAAGAACATCAAATTACGTGTGATGTAGCAGGGATAGAAGAGACTGACCGTGCCAAGTTATATTTTCGATTTTTGGAAAATCTTACGGATAAAGAAACACCAAAGAAACCAATAGATATTGAAATTGGTCCATGCGGTGATTTGATGTTATGTTGTCCAAATTGCGAGCATGGAGTTGTGCCTATTCCAACTTATAATGGAAACAAATATTACCCTCGTTGTCCTTTTTGTGGACAGAAGTTAATGGAGGAAGATAAAGATGACTGCTAGAGAAATGTTTGAAAATTTAGGGTATAGGTATATTGAGACTTTTATTTCGATTTTGTACATCAATGATTCAGATGATGAATATAAAACCGTTGAATTTTATTTTAGTGGTTTAACGATTGAGATAGCAGATAATCACGATGATTCTTTCAAGATTGATTTGGAATTATTTGATGCTATTGAGCAACAAATAAAGGAATTGAGGCATGTTGAATGACAACAAAACAAGAATATATAGATACTTTAGTACGTATTACAAAAGAATATTACAGTACTGTTAGGTCACCGGAAGAAGCTAACAAATTTAACAGTTATTTACGTTTATTCGAAGGATTGGTAGATGAGCATTTTGAAGAAAAAAAAGAGTCTAACCTTGAGCATTATAAAGAAGAAATCAAAAGTGCAGGCTATGACTTTGCACTAGTAAATGGAAAACCAACAACGTGCAAATGGATTTTGTGCGACCAATGTTTTTTCAAAGATAGGATACTTTGTGCTAAAAAGAGAATTGAATGGATGTTAAAACCATTTAAGCGAAAGTATAAATTAACTCAGTTTGAATATGATTTATTGCAAAGTTATGCAAGCGGATATAAGTTTAAAGATATAATGCCTTTAATCGTAATGAAAGAAAAAGGGTATTTCAAAGACATTAATAAGGATGAAAAAATTACAGATATTTTATGGAATTGTGGGGTAATAAAAAATGATTAATGTAGCAGTAATAGCAGGACATCTAACTAAAGATGTCGAATTATCAAAAACACAAAATGGAAATAGCGTAGCAAAGTTTACAGTAGCAGTAAATGGATACAATGACACTACAGATTTTATTAATTGTGTGGCATGGAATAAGCTCGCAGATATCGTAAATATGTATTGTAAGAAAGGTGATTTAGTTACAGTCGAAGGAAGAATTAGTGTTAGAAATTATGAGAACCAACAAGGGCAAAGAATTTATATCACTGAAGTTGTAGCTAGTAACGTACAATTACCGCCTAAAAACACTTCTAATTGGCAGAATTACAATTCTAATGTAAATACATATCAACAACCTAATCAAGTGAATAACAACACTTACGGAGTTCAAAACACATATACGCAACCAAGCTTAACGCAACAAATTGCACAACAAGAATACAATGGTGAAAGTGATTTAGACATTGCTTCAGATGATTTACCATTCTAGGAGGTGGCTTTAATAGAAATGAATTATGAAGAAAGGATTAAAAAGTTAATTTCAAAAAACAATAAACTAGGAAGGACGAATATTGAATTGTTACAAACTTTAAAAGAAAGAAACGCAACAATTCATACTCAAGCTAAAGAAATTAAGAAATTAAGAAGTGAAGTTGGCGAATTAAAAGATAGATTGTATAAGGTATACAGTTCATGAGCACGTATGAAGATATTAAGAGACACTTCTTGTGTGAATGCCAATCGTACACATATTATGAGCAAAAGATAGCAGAGCTACAAAGGGATGAAGCAATTTATCCTTTAAAAGCCGAGCTATTCTTGGCTCATGCAGATTATGCAAGAAGAATGAACTATGTAAAAGACAAATTAAGCCAACTTGATGATACAACTCGTACAATGATTGAGTATAGATATATAAAGGGATTCAGTGCAGAAAAGACATCTAATATTGTAGGTTATGCAAGAGAAGAGATTCCAAGAAAAATAAATAAGAACTTAAAGAAAGTGCTCACAATGTGAGCATTTTTTCATGCGATAATTGTTTTAGCAGGATAGAGCAGTAGTAGCTCACTAGTCTTATTAGCTAGAGGTCGAACGGTGCAATTCCTTCTCCTGCAACCATGTTTACAAAGCCTATCAGTAATTCCTTTCCAAATTAGATATTAAATACCAACAATTGCATACAATTAGGCTTTGATATATTACCGAGCGTTTGTCTCGGTTCTTTTAATAATAAGGAGGAGAATATGGGTTCAAAAGAATTTCAAGAATTAGCAATGAAAGCAGTATTTCAAGTAAACCCAAATATTGCAATCAGTGAAATGTTCGTTGTATGGATGGTTAAAGTGCTTCAAAACAATAAAGCATTAATTAGTGCTCAAAGCACAGATAACTATTATGAGGTAACGTATAACGGTGATAAAAAGGAATTATACGTTGATGAATACATCAAGAATACAAATACTTGTCTAAATGTAAATGACGCTCTATGAGCTTAAAAGGAGGAGAATATGAATATTGTTGAAAAAAGATTAAATGAGCTAAAACCTTATGAGAATAACCCTAGAATCAATGATGGAGCAGTGAAATTTGTTAAAAATTCTATTGAGGAATTTGGTTTCAAAGTTCCTATTGTTATTGATAAAAATGGAGTGATTGTTGCAGGTCATACACGATATAAAGCTAGTCAAGAATTAGGCTTAGAAACTGTTCCTTGCGTGGTTGCAGATGATTTAACAGATGAGCAAGTAAAAGCATTTAGAATTGCAGATAATAAAACGGCAGAAAAAGCTTCGTGGGATGTAGACGCATTAAAAACAGAAATGGAAGAGCTTGAAGAGATTGACGGAATCGATATGAGAGATTTCGGATTCGGCGATTTTGAGATTAGTGCATTAACTGAGGATATGGAAGCAGAAGGATATGATAACGAGCTTATGGATATGTTTAGTGAGCATTCAGAAGATATGCTTAAAAAGCAACGTGTAATTATTACATACGAAACAGAGGAAGAGCAACTATTCTTAGAGAAACTCTTGCAGGTAACTGAATTAAAAGTGTGCTACGACATCAAGGAATTGATGCATGAATAACATCTATTATGCAATAGCTAGTTACCATAGACCAAAATGTAAAACGTATCACGCATTAAAAGAATGTGGAATTGAAGATGAAAGAATCGTTGTGTGTTTAAATGATTCAAATGATTATAAAGCTTACAGGCAGAATTTAGGAAGCCGAGCGAGAATCATTTTAAGAGAAGGGATGTATGTATCATTCAATAGGAATACATGCCTAAATCAATTTGAAGATGGGTCAAAAATACTATTGTTAGATGATGATATAAGGAGCTTCCAAAAATGGTATGAATGTTCTGAAACTAAATGTGGGCGTTTAATAAATTTGACAAATAACTTTGAGCGTGAAGTTAAAAAGATATTTGATTTTATGCAAAAAAACGGAATCAATTATGCCGGTGTAATATCAACCGATAATAAAATGAACATTTCAAAGCTAAATAGGACAGGTGAACAATATTCATATAACACGCTTTTACAAGGCGGATTTAATTTCATTATAAAAAATAACAAGATTGCATATGATGAAAAAATGAAAATCTTAGATGATTATGAGTTATGTCTTAGATTAATAAGGCAAGGACAAATTATAGCACGCAATAACACCATTATTGCAAATAAAGCAAGAATGGGAAAAGAAAAAGGTGGATATTATGAAATATATAAAACTACACACCTACAAAAGCAATATCTAAATTTATTGAAAAGAAAATATGATGACATGGTAACAATTAGAGGAAATAACTTAATTATTAAAAGAAAATGGAGGATATAAGGTGAATAAAATCAGTGAGACATATCAATCACCAAGATGGACAGGAGAAATCGCAGATTGCTCATTACCGGTAACATTTGACACATATTCCAACTGTTCATTTGGATGTGTTTATTGTTTTAGCCAATATCAAAGAGGTATTGGTGCAAGTAAAGAAGCATATCTTAATAAAGATGTGAAATGTATCAATGTTGAGAAATGCAAAAAGATTTTCAGTGGAGAAGATACAAAATCGCAATTCTATAAATACATTAAAGACAGACGTCCTATTCAATATGGTGGTTTATCAGACCAATTCGATGGATATGAAAAGAAATATGGTAAAACCTATGAAATGCTAAAATATTTGAAATCTATTAACTATCCTATCTGTTTTAGTACGAAATCGGCATGGGTATTTAACGACCCTAAATATCAAGAATTATTCAAAGGTGCAGACAATTGGAATGTTAAGTTTAGTATTATCACACTAGATGAAGAGGACGCAAGAAAAATCGAAGTAGGTGTGCCAAGTCCAAGAAAAAGACTTGAAGCAATGAAAAAATATACTGAATTATCAAAAGGTGGTGCAACTTTAAGGTTGCGTCCATTTATTGTAGGTGTATCAGATAAAACCTATCTAGATTTAATTAGAGAAGCCAAAAAGGCAGGGGCAACGGCAGTTACTACAGAGTTCTTTTGCTTAGAAATGCGCTCTATTAAACAAGCTAAGGAGCATTATGATGTCATTTCAGAATGCGCAGGATTCGACATTGTAGATTTCTATAGAAAACATTCAAATGGAAGTGGATATTTAAGACTTAACAGAAAAGTAAAGGCTAAATACATTCAAAAGATGAAAGAGCTATGTGATGAATTAGGTATGAGATTCTATGTATCAGACGCACACTTTAAAGAATGCTCGAATAACTGTTGTTGTTGCGCATTAGACAAGAATTGGGATTACTCAAGAGGAAACTTTAGCGGAGCTTTACAAATTGCAAAGAAACATGGAAGAGTACATTGGAAAGATATTGAAAAGGATATGTATTTCTTAGACTTTGAACGTAACAAAGCGGTTGGTTTCAATACGAATACATCAGAAGCTAGGGCGAAATATGCAGGAATGACAATGAAAGATTATCTGCATTATTTATGGAATTCACCAAAAGCAGGACAATCACCTTATAAGATTTTTGAAAAGGTTCTAAAGCCTGTAGGATTTGATGAAAATAATGACATCATTTACGAATATGATAATTCAGTAACATTCTTAAAAAGAACAGAGGAGATTACAGAACTTGAAACAGAAGAAGCAAGACATGTCTAGAGAAGAACATTTACGCCAAATGAAAAGCGTTGAAGAAGAATTAGAAAACACTACATCAGAATATAGAAAAAGAGACTTAAGAAAAAGATTACAAAGGCTTAAAAAGCAATTGAATCAATATGATTGTTATAGGGGGTATTAAAATAGCAGAGAAACACGCAGGAGGACGCCCAAGAATAAAGATTGATTATGAAGCAGTTGAAAAGCTTGCTTCTATTGGATGTACTCAAGAAGAAATTGCAGATTTCCTAGGATGTTCGGTAAGAACATTATTAAGAAATAGAAAGTTTTGTCAGACATATAAAAAAGGTATAAGTCACTCAAAAAGAAGTTTAAGACGTATGCAATTTGACAAAGCGTCAAAAGGGAATACGACCATGCTTATTTGGTTAGGTAAACAAATGCTTGGACAGTCCGAAAAGGTTGAACAAACAATGACACATGAGATTGAGGACTTAACACCTTTGGCAGATTTATTAAAATGATGACTAGAACGATTCCTTGGGGGAAATTTTCAGATAAACACAAGAACTATATTAAGACCGCCCTAAATTACAAACAAAGTGTAGCAGAAGGAGCGGTACGAAGTGGCAAAACGATTGACCACTGCATAATCTTTTCAATGTATTTAGAAACATGTGAAGATAAAATACATTTAGCGAGTGGGTCAAGCTTACCGAATGCAAAATTAAATATAGGTGACTGCAATGGTTTCGGCTTAGAGCATATCTTTCGTGGGCGTTGTCGTTGGGGTAAATACAAATCAAACGAAGCACTATTTGTCCAAACAAAGACAGGCGAAAAGATAGTGATATTTACAGGTGGTGGAAAGTCCGATTCATATAAGAGCATATTAGGTAACTCATATGGTGGATGGATAGCGACCGAAATAAATGAGCATTACGATTGTGATGATTCTAGAACAAGCTTTATCAAGGTAGCTATGGCAAGACAGATTGCAAGCGTACATCCATTTACATTATGGGATTTAAACCCATCAAACCCAAACGCAGACATTTATAAGAATTACATAGATAAATTCATGGGATTAGATTGGTACAGATATGAGCATTTCAATATCTTTGATAATGCTACAATGAGCCAAGAAAGAATCGAAGAAATCAAAAACAAATATGACATGAATTCAGTATGGTACAAGAGAGATATTCTAGGGGAAAGAATGGTTGCCGAAGGACTAGTCTTTCCTTATTTTGCTAATAACTGCAAACCTTACCTATTCAAATATCAGAGTCTAAAAGAAAAGATGAATGAAACAGGAAAAAGGTTCAGTCATTTAATTATTGGAGTTGACTTTGGAGACAATGGCTCGAAATACTCATGGCATTTAACAGGGTTTACAAATGATTGGGATTATATGTGGGCACTTGATGAAGGAGACATGGCAAAGTCAAATGCAATAGACGCAACAAAGTTCTGCAAAGCATTTGTAAGATTCTATAAGCGTTGTATTGAATGTTACGGATATGTAGAATGGATATTTCCGGACAGTGCTTCTAATACGTTGATAAACACGCTTAGAGCTTATTTTTACGCCGAAGGATTAGACGGAAGTATAATTGCACCAGTTAAGAAGAATGAGCTTACAGACCGTCCTATAACAGTTGATAGCTTACTTGTTACAGGTAGATTGAAGATAGAAGAACATTGTAAGAACTTAATAAACGCATTGAGCGAATTGGTATGGGATGAAAAGAAAGACATTCCAAAAGATGAGAACGTAAACAATATCAATGATGATTGGGATTCGTTCTGCTATACATTTATCACACATAGTGGATATATAGATTTAAGGAGGTAAGAAATAGAAACATCTAACACACGTAGACCGTGGTTTCAGAATTACCTAAACGAAAGAGGGTATTATGTAGACACAAACGCAATTGAGATTATTGAATTGTGCAATAAGTGGTACACAAATACCGAAACAGAATTTCATACGGCATACACATTAAATAACGAGGAATACACGTTAGATAAAACAGACTTTGCAAAGCGTTTATGTGAGGATGACGCAAACTTAATTGAAATCCTAGATATAAACGCAACAGAGGACAGTGCTACAAATGACATTATTTCAGACATTCTAACAAAGAATAGGTTCGATGTAATGTATAGGAAACAAGTTGAGCAAATGTCTGCAAATGGTACAGTAGGAGCTTATGTGACGGTATCTAATGCCGAGATTTATGAAGATGGTTCATTTAGTGGAGGAGAAATCAGAATCAACTATTGTGATTCAATGAATATCCTACCATTAACTGTTATTAACGATGAAATTGTGGAAGTGGCTTTTGTTGGAGTAAATTATGAGAAACTAAAGAAAGTATATGTGATGGTCATGTTCTTAAAAGGACAAGACGAAAGATACATTGCAGAAACACATTACTTCAAAGATACAGGCGAAGAAATAAAAGACCGTGCTCAGATTGTTCAATTAGATGTTGTAAAGCCGTTTGCAATTATGAGAAACGCAAAGGTAAACAACTTACAAATGCAAGGTTACGGCTTGCCGAAGATTTGGAGCGCAATTGCTCCATTGAAAACAATCGATTTAACAATGACAATGTGGAATCGTGATTTGTTGAAATCAGATAAAATCGTTCTTGTGAATGAAGCATTAATGCAGAAAGACGAGAATGGAAAGATTAAGATGAATCCACAAATGAAAAAGATATTCGTTCAGTTAGGTAGAGATAAGCTTCCGGAAGAAAAAGCCTTGTGGCAAGAATACAATCCAACAGTTAGAACTCAAGAGGTTGTGCAATCGTTAGAAACTGCGTTAAGTATCTTATCAATGATGTTTGGATTCGGTACAAAAAAATACACGTTTGAAAGTGGAAGAATCGTAACGGCTACAGAATATATCGGCGAAAATCAAGACGCAATGAAAGAAGTAAATTCACAACGTAAAGAATCTACTGCATATATTCAAGATATCATTCAAGCAATAGCATACTTCTATGAGTTAACACAAGGTAGAAAGCTTAATATTAATTCATTAGACATTGCGATTGATTATGATGATACATATATCGAGGATAAGCAAAGCACGGCACAAGCGTTAAGAAATGACGCACTAACATTTGATATTCCAAGATTAAAGATTATGTATTTCATGAAACAATACGGATTCACTGAAGAAGAAGCAACTGAGTTATTAAATGAAGAAATTCAAGATGATGGAGAGGGGGATGACGAAGAATAGCAACTACATATTTTCCATTCGTCTCAAGAAATGGCGATAGATTAGTATTATATGACGCTTTCAGAAGATTGTTCTCAAGTTACTTTACAAATGGAGTGTTCGTAGATGATTCTAGTTCAGACCATTTAAGAGTTGAGAAAGCTCAAGGTTTAACATTAACAGTTAAAGCAGGACGAGCAAATATTAATGGAGCATTCTATTGGCAGAAAGATGACGAAACCATCACATTAGAAAAGAATAGTGCTACTAAAAGCTACAACATCATTCTTAGATTGAATGATAATGACGCTTACAGAAACATTACATTAGTAGCAAGTGATATCAATGATGGAATCACAAGAAGTGATTCTATTTACGATTTAGTATTAGCTACGGTAACAGTCACGGGAAATGCAAGTGAAGTTAAAGGTTCAGATATTACTGATACAAGGCTAGATTCTACACGTTGTGGAGCAGTTACAAGTGCAATTAAGAGTGTACAATCGTTGGATTTATTTACTCAAGTAACGGAGCTATTCAAAGAAATTAAGGCTCAGAATGAATCTGAAATGAATGCGAATAGAACAGAGTTCAATGATTGGTTTGAAACTGTAAAAGATACGTTAGACGCAAATACGGCAGGAAAGTTATCCAACAGAATTTCAAATATTGAAAAGATGATTATGGAGAACCATTTCACTACAATCTTATTAACAGAAGATGGAAAACTAGTAGATGAGAATGGGCATGAGATTCTAGCAGATTGGGCGTATGAAGTTGATGAAGGTGAAGTAGGTAAAGATTGGACTTACAAGGTGAAATCATGAGACAAGGAACTACGCCAACAATTCAAATCACAATAAACGATATTGATTTAAATGAAATGCAGAATATCTATGTGGTATTTGAACAGAACGGATATATCTTAAAAAAAGAATCAAGTGATTTAGACATTGAAGGAAATACTATTTCAGTATCGTTAAGCCAAGAAGAGACGCTCAACTTCAAAGAAGGAACTTGCAACATTCAATTAAGAATGATTACAAAAGGAGGAGTTGCTATTGCTTCTCCTATCAAGACAACAAAGGTATATAGAGTATTGAATAAGGAAGTGATTACATGATTCTAATGCAAGATATTCAAATGAATATACAAGATGAATCAGACAAGCTTCAAATTGAAATCAATGAAGATAAAGAAACATTAACTTTAGGCTTAGATGAGAAGTTCGTTGAAGGTACAAGTGATTACAACAAGCTAAAGAACAAGCCTAAATTAAATGGTAATGAAATCATTGGAGAGGTTGAAGAAATAGACCCAACAGTTCCTTTATGGGCGAAAGCAGAAACAAGACCGGTATATACTCCGGAAGATGTTGGAGCTATGGCAGAAGGTTCTGTAAAATCTGTATCAATAACCGAACTAGATGAATTATGGAATAGTCTATAGGAGGAAAAAGAATAGCTATTGAATATTTAGATAAGAGCGGACTAACGCTCTTGATTAGCAAAATTAAATCGGCGTTAGGTGGGAAAGTTGATGTTGTAAGTGGTAAAGGCTTATCGACAAATGACTACACAAGCGCAGAAAAGCAAAAATTAAGTGGTATCGCAAGTGGTGCTCAAGCAAATGTGATTGAGTCTGTAAAGGTAAATGGTACGAAATTAACGCCAAGCTCAAAAGCCGTGGATGTTACAGTGCCTACAAAGACATCACAATTAACAAATGACAGTGGATATCAGTCGGCGACGAGCGTTGAGTCAATTATCACGGCTAAAGGGTATCAAACGCAATCACAAGTACAATCGTTGATTAATTCGGCAGTCGGTAATATTACATCTATTAGATATGAAAAGGTAACTAGCTTACCTGCTACAGGTTCAAATGGTGTAATTTATCTGTTAGCACATTCACATGGAACACAAGATATCTATGATGAGTATATTTGGCTTTCAGAGACAAAGACATACGAAAAGATTGGTAATACAGACATTGATTTATCGGCATATGTTAAGAAGTCAGAATTAACTGCGATTACGACAAACGATTTAAATACAATGTGGGGTTAGCGTATGTCTTTCGTATTCAAAGACAAAGCTTCTATTCAGTGGCTTGTCGATAGAATAAAGTCTGTAACCACATCACATAACGCATTGAATCAAATGGTGATGAATAATCACTTTACTACAAATTTGAACGCA